TGCTTCAGGTCATATCGCTTCTGATTATTCTACGGCAATGGTTGCATTTGACAATGTGGATGATGGAATGATTATGGCAGTTCCTGAGATGGATGATGATACATTGAATGCTGCTGGTATTACTTACGCAGCTGCAAGAAAAGACCTTGTATTCTTTGCACACCTACCAAATGCGGAAACTACTTCGGCTGATCTTATAACTAGTAGGGAAGCTATTGCCAGTAATTCTAAATATGGGGGTATATATTGTGGGGGTATTAAAATAAGAGAAGAAGCAACCCTTCAAGAGAAATCCATATCTGAGATGGGAGATGTTCTTGGGATAGCTGCTCATGTACACAGTCAGTTTGGAGAATGGTATTCATTAGCTGGACAAACCAAGGGAGCTGTATCTGATGCTATTGGGGTTGTAAATAATTTTGGTACACCTGGGGGATTTGTAGATTTGAATGCTTTAGCAAATGCTCAGGTTAATGCTATGGTACATCGTAATAGTATCACACAACTTTCTGGTAACTTCTCTGCTCAGCTTGCTAATGATCAGGAACGATTCCTAAGTGTGGTATTCTTGGTTATCTGGATGAAGAAAACTCTTAAGCCAATCCTTGAAACCTATCTTGAAGACCCCTGCGATCCCATTACATTTAACAAAATATATTACCACCTTAAACCTTATCTTGACAGGTTGACTTCACCAGCATATCGTGCTCTGTATAAATATGAATATTATGGAGATCAGTTTGCTAATACAATAGACGACCTTCAACTCAATGATTCAGTAGATGTACAGAATGGTAAGTATAGAATTGATTTGAAAGTATGGCCTATCCCCTCACTGCAAGAATTAACATTTAACCTTATGCTCGTGCAGGGTGAAGGTGTATATATTCAATAACTAACATCTTAAACTAAATAATATGGCTAAGTTTGCTAATCCAAGAAAGAGATATAATTTCTCTATCCAAATTAGTCCGGATCCAATTAACCCTTTCTTATTTCAAAAGGTAAAAATTCCGGATGCTGATATTGAAGAGGTACCCCATGGTGATACCAATCATGATATTAAGACAGCGGGTAGAGTAACGTATGGTAAGATTGTATGTGAAAAGCTTTTACCTTCTGATCAGGGGGATGCTTATATGTGGTCATGGTTTGATACTTGCCAGAGTTCAGTACTCGGGGGGGGTGCTCCACCACAGATTTATAAGAAGGTTATTACCATTGTAGAAATGGCAGAAGATGGAGCAACAATTCTTAACACTTGGGTTGCCCAAGGTGTATGGCCTTCTTCATTACCAGGTACTGAGCTTGATCGTCAGACTTCTGATAACACAATTGAAAACGTGGAATTTTCAGTAGATAAGCTCGCAAAGATTTAACTTCTCTAGGTCTTGGTCCATAGCTCTTAAAGGGGACAATGTCATTGTGACAGGTCCCTTTTTTGTAGAAGGGCTAGTTCAGAGAAGTACTATTATTAATTAAATTAAATAAACTATGAAACAAAACCCCGAGAAGTTAAAAGAAGTTTATGGTGAAACTCTAATATTGATCACACCTTCAGGAGATCAGGTTACTATTAGACAACAAACCGGAGAAGATGATGATATCCTATCTAATGCTCAAGGGGTTGTGGATGGTACATCATTTAATAAGTTTGTTGCTGGAATTATAGTTCATACTGATATTACAGAGAATGGTAAATTTAATCTGGATACTGCCAGAGACCTAAAACTCTGCGATAAATATTTTATTATGATTGCTAGTAGGATATTTTCTATCGGACAAACTCTTAAGTTTACTTATAAATGGCCTGATGATTTTGAAGTAGATTATGAAGAAGACCTTGGGTTATATATCTGGGATTATTATAATGATGAGAAACCCTTTCCTGAAAAAGGGGATCCAGAATACTTCGAGTTCAGAATACCTCCTCATAAATATGGTAAAGATAAAGAAAGAGAATTAAAACTTGAGTCGGGTAAATTTATTAAATATAAATTTATAGATGGCAATGGAGAAAGATGGTTAATGGGTTTACCTGATGATCAACAAAGTGTTAATGCTGAACTTTTAGCTAGAGGTATAGAATTAAAGATTGGAGAAACTTGGCAAAAGGTTCAAAACTTTAAAACCTTTACTCCAATGGATATGATGGAAATTAGAAATGACGTATCTGAGAATGATCTTACGATAACCTTGGTTTCTGAGTTAAAACATCCTAAAACTGGTGCGGTAATAAATTACCCCGTAGTGGGAGCACCCGATTTTTTCTTTCCACGGGAAATCTAGAGGCAGAGTTTTTTAGAATTTCCCAATATCATATTCATATCTCATATTCAGAATTTAGGAATTTACCTATTAAAACTCGTAAAAGATTTTTAGAACTTTGTGATGAATACGATAGAGAAGTGGAAAAGTTACAAAAAAAAAGTAGGTGATGATATTATCTATGGCTTTTATTTACATAAAAATTAAGTCATGTTAGGCGGCGGGAGTACTCTCGGAGTGGGTGTAACTATGTTTCTCCGGGATCAATTTAGCGGACCGGCAGCCCGTGTACGTACAAGCGCCCAACAGACTACAGAACAGTTACGTAGAATGCAGGAGGATCAGCTGAGACAGCAACGCAATATGTATGCGGGATTGGCTGTAGCTGGTGGGTTGGCTATAAGGAGGATGGGACAAGTAGTTAAGTCTGCTGCTCAGTTTGGTTTTGAAATGGAGTTTGTTAAGCAAATTTCTAAGTCTACCGTTGCTGAACAAGCTAAACTCTCTGATCAAGCTATGGACTTGGGTCAGAGTACTATTTTCTTTGCTAAAGATGTAGCAGAAGGTATGCGATTCATGGCAATGGCCGGTATGAAATACGAAGATATTACCGGTAACGTTGCTGCTGCGGTTAACTTAGCCGCTGCCGCTAATCTTAGTATTGCAGGAAGAGGGGGAGCTGCAGATATCCTAACTAATATTATGATTGCCTTTAAGAAAGAGGCTTCAGAATCTGGATATGTTGCAGATATTTTAGCAGAGGCAGCTACCAGTGCGAATACTAATGTATTTGAATTAGGTGAAGCTTTGAAATATTCGGCTTCTACTGCTAGAACTTTAAATATTGTATTAGAAGAATCGACAGCCATTTTAATGACTTTGGCAGATGCTGGTATGCAGGGATCTATGGCTGGTGTTGCTTTCGAAAATTCTATGAGATATTTGGCTCAAGCTATAGGTAATTTTGCTTCTGGTACTCAAAAGAAAGCTTTGGAGGCTCTAGGTCTCAGTGCTGATGATTTTCAAGATGCTAGCGGTAATCTAAATTCTATGGTTCAGAATATTACTGTTCTTAAAAATGCAATGGTGGGGATGGGTACAGTTGAACGATATAATATATCTAAAGTATTATTTGGGGTTAGGGGTGCCAGAGCTGGTTTATTATTGATAGCAAATTATGAAAGATTTATAAACCATCTTAATATATTCCAAGGGGCTCAAGGTAGAGCTACAGAAATTTCAATGGGTATGATGGATACTTTAGAGGGTTCTATTAGAAGATTAAAAGCAGTGTGGACACACTTGGGGATATTCTTTACTGAAGGTTTAGTACCTGTATTAAGACCTGTTTTAAGACTATTAGAGGGATTTATTAAAGGTTTACAATGGTTATTTAAAATTCCCATATTGGGGAATTTTATGTCATCTGCATTGGCAGGATTTCTTGTAATAAAAACAGTAGCTTTTGGGCTTAAGGCTATTAAGGCGGGAATAGCATTAATTACTTTACAGAATACTGCTTTAATGACTCGTTATGCGGCTGCTACTGTAACTGGGTATAGAGCCATGACTACATCTGCTATGCAGTATTCAGTTGCAGCTAGAGCCGCAGCTGCGGCTTCAATTGGAGGTATGGCTACTCGGGGGGTAGTAGGAGTAAATGTTGCAGGAGGTTTATATAGAACAGTAGGTGGAAGAACTGGTAGAGCAGGAGCTGCGATTAGTGCTGGTGCTGCCGCTAGGTATGCGGCTAGGTATGGGGCTAGAAAAGTAGCGGGTCAGACTGTAGGTAGAGCAGCATTGGGATTAGCAGGGGGTCGGGCATTATTACCTATTTTGGGTAGGATAGCTGGAGTATTGGGGGGCCCATTAGGGATAGCCCTTGCATTTGTAATACCTGGCGCTATTGGGTTATTAGTTGGGGCTCTTAGAAAAAACAGAGAAGCTACACAAAATCATGCTGAAACGATTAGAAAAAATAAAGATTTAATGATGGGAGGTAGAGTTGGTGCTATTGAATTTCTAGAATTTAATAAGAATAGATTAATGGCAGCTAAGGACATACTTAATTTAAATGTTCTTGGTTCACAAGATATTACACCTCCTGGTTTCCAAGCAATGGTTCAGAAAACATTAGGGGCAGGAGGTATGAGAGAAGAACAAAATGCTTATATGCAAACACAACCAATTATTAATATATACTTAGATGGAGAAGAAATAACCGGTAGGACTTTAGAAAAAGTAATGGAAGTTTCTAGAAGGTCTTATCATAATGCGGGGATGCAATAATGGCAATAATAACAAGTCCTTTATTTACTAGGTATCATACTTTTACTCCTTCTAAACCTTTTAGTAGGGGAATACAATGGAGTATGGATGCTCGTAGAGCTATCATATTTTTCAGAAGAGTTAGTCAACAAACACCTAATTTAGAAGCGGGTATTGATACTAAGATCTTCGGATCCTTTTCTCCTAACACCCGTGATCATAGTGAGATAACCCCATACCGTGATGATCTTAAAAATAGAATTGATACCGCTGGGGTTAGGGCTTTTGCTCCTAATACAAATACCCATTCAAAGTTTTTTACCCTTGGAGAAAGCCCTGATAGTAGTGGGTCTTTTCCTTCTGATGCAGTATATATTATTATAAAAGATGCTTGGGGTGATTTGCCAGCTCTTCATAAAGTTAAATTACCTTTTATCCCTAAGACTTTGGAGTATAACTCTGAATCAACTTTTGCTGCGATCAAACCCATGGGACGTAATACTGCTAGATATCATTTTACTGGTTCAGAAGATAAGCTGGAATTTGAAATAGATTGGCATTCTTTTGAGGAGAACAGACAAGATGTGATTAGAGATTGTAGAATTATAGAATCCTTATCTAAAAGTGATGGGTATTTTAAATCTCCTCCTACCATTATTTTACAATGGGGTAGA